TCGGCCTTGTTGCCGGTGATCACCTTGTTCTGGCGGCACTCCCGGCCCGCGCCGTCGAGTCCCATGAAAATGCGGACCAGCCACCGGCCTCTGCCTTTCGCCGTGATACTCGCCATGCTGTGCCTCTTTCCTATTACGCTAACCCGCGTTTCATCTTCCGGTGATGTGCCACCCGGCAGACTGCGCTGCAGAACTTTGAGCCCGCCCGCCCAGCAGTGAACGGCTTGCCACACTCCAGGCAGACGGCGCCGCCCGTTGCCTCCATGCGCCGCATCGCGATCGACAGCCGCCTTAGCTGTTCCCGCCCGTCCTTCATACAGAATTTCCATCGTTCGGGACTCATCCCGTTTTGGACGTTTTCGGCTTTGAGGGTCAGCAGCCCGGTGATCATGCCGCCAAGTCCTGCCAGCGCATCCGTAAAACGCTTCGCTGCCGCGTTCTCGATCTGTGCTTTCGTCGCCATCCCGTCTCCCTTCAGTTACGCCAGTCAGCGTAGCACACTTCGGCTGAAAAAACAGCGGTCTGGAGATCGTTGCCAAGAACTGCGGGCCGGGCCCATGACAACCCGGCGCGCGGGCGAACTCTAGAAGGGCCGGCCACTATAACCGGCCCTCCTGCGCCCACGGAGAAAGGACGAACCCGCGGGCGAGACAAGATCGAAAGGGCGGTACGGCTCGAGCACCGCCCTCCGATACCACGCGCCGCCTGACACGGCGCCTGGCGAGATCAACTCGTAAGGCGTGCAACGTCGCGCCGGATCAACGCGATGATCGCCATCGCCTCGCCTTCCTCATCGCGGGCGCGATGCTTGACGGCTTCCACGACCGCCAATTGGTTCATCGGCAGAGTCACCAGGCTGACTTCGAATAGCTTGATCTCTTTCAGGTGGCGGACCTGGCCCACGAAGTTATCGCGCACGCTTTGAAAGCCGATCGACAGGCCCTTCACGATCTTGGCCTTCATCAGCACGTAAGCCTTTTTCGCGTCGTCGATCTGCAGCAGCAGCTTGCCAGTGCAGCGCAGGCCTTCGGGCGAGTCGATCAGGGCGATCGAACCGATGGGCACGTCGGCCTTGTGCTGCCACAGCAACGGCCGCGTGTTGCCCTCTTCCTTCAGCGTCTTCGTAAAGGCGCCGGCTTCGATCAAGTCGTCGCCGTCGTCGACGTTGCCATAAGCCGCGGCCAGGCCTGTGAAAACGCCTTGTTCGTCGACGGCTTTGATCTCAAACCGAAAGTCTTTCTGATCGTGCATAAACCCTCCAAGTAGTTCGAAAAAGGCCGGCGGGCTCAACTCCGCCGGCTTTGCAAAACGGCGGCGCAACAGGAAAGGCCGCCGCGGACAAACTTTTACTGCGGACTGCCGACCCAGACGCCTGAGATATACGAGCCCGGCCGCTTCGTCAGCAAGCATGCGCGCCGTTCCGCTTTGCAAGTGATCACATTCTTCGAAAAATTGTCCGCGTTTTCGCGCGACACGGTGAACATCGTCTCCTCGCGGACGATCAGCTCGACCGCGATGGGAGAGGACGATCCGACCAACCACGAGTTCTGCGGCATCGCCAGCGTCGAGAGAACTCGCAGCCCTTGCAGCATGCCGCGCGCGGCGGCGAGTTCGTTCCACGCATACGCGCCGACGCTGTTCTTGAGAAACCGCAACGTCGCGACGTCGGCCGGGTTGCAGATGATGAAGTCGGGCTGCAGTTCCTTCGCTTCGGCCAATTGCAGTTGGGCCGCAGTCGGGATGTCCGTCAGATAGAACGGACTCGGCAACAGGGCCGGGTTGGCCGGCGTTGCCTGGCTAAGGAGGCCCGCCAAGGAACTGCCCGCGCCGTCGCCGTTGATCAGATCGTACTCGAAGGCCCAGTCGACCATAAAGCGCAGCGTCACATCGAGAAAATTCGCCAATGCGTCGACGTCCGCCAACAGTTGATCGGTGACGTCGAGATAGCTCGCGTACGTTCTGACCAGCATGGAAGCCGACGCGAGGCCGAAGCCCGTCTGTGCGTACTTTGCGTCGCCTTCAACCTGCGCCGCAGGCGTGCCTAGCGGGCCGCTGCTGCGAATGAAGTCGACGATCGCGCGAGTCGTCGTCCGCCGTGATAGAAGAGGCTCGAGGACGATCTGCGGCCGTCGCTCGGGTGTAATTCCGGGCGTGCGGTCTAAGGGCAGAGTGCCCGTCGTGGCGTATCCGACGTCGCCACTCGTGAGAACGCTGTAGGTTGCCGGGTTCGGCGACTTGAACTCGATACTCGCGGTGCCGACCTTCGTCGTCAGCAAGCGCTGGAAGCTCGGGCTTTCGAGAAGTGCCGCTTTGAGAGTGCGGCCGGCGCCGGGCGTTTTGCCGAGAATGTCATCGAAGCGCGCCATCAGGCTCTTTTCGCGTTGGGCGACTGCGCTGAGGCCGTCGCCGAGATCCTGTCGCAACTCGAACAGTGCGGATGAGAGTTTATCAGCCATGAGAATTTCCTCTTTTGCGGCGATCAGGCGCCGCCGTTCGATCACTCGGTTTGGTCCCTCCGCGGGACAAGATCGCCGCCGGCCGCCAGCCGCGCGTCGCGAATGAAGTCGTCGATCTGCTGTGGCGTCCCGCCGTGCGCGAGAAAAGCAGCCACGCAGTCGTCAGGGTTCCGGAATTGGTGGAAAACCGGCCCGGCGGCCCTGTTTTCTACCAGGACGGGAAAGCCGGCCATGCAGGCCAGCGCCCACATCGTTTTGTTCGGTTCGGTTTGCATGTTCTCCTTTCACTCGGTATCCAACCCGCGCAACGCGCCCTGGATCTCTTCCGCGAAGGCCGCCCAACTCGCCGCCTGTCGTTCGCGTCCCTGCCACGCATGCCACGCCGCGGCGCAGCGCGCTTCCTCCAGCCGGCGTCGCAGCGTCCAGCTGTCCTCCGGCAGCTTGTACGTGCCCACCGCCTCGTGGACGGGGTGCCTGGCCGCAAGTTGCTGATATCCGGCTTCGATCCGCGCGGCCTCGGCGGCGTCGATCAGCCCGCGTTCGATCAACTCCGGGATCTCTGTGGCCCAGCGATCCGGCGGCGGGTCGATATGCAGATCAAAAAGCCAAAAGCCAGCCGGCCGGCAACCCGGCGGCAAGTCGTGCACTTCCGGCTTCATCAGCGACGCCCGGTGCCGCGCCCAGGCCTCGCGTTGCGCCTCGATCGGCGGTTCCCTCCCGTCGCGGAAGGCCGCCGCCAGAGGGCCGCCGTAGACCAGCGTTACCGCCATGTCGTCGCTGAGACGGGCGCCGCCGGGAACGCGATAGTGCCGTTTGGGTGGCATCTCAGAGTTCTCCTTTGCCGTCTTCCACGTCGAAGTTCAACGCGCGCATGAACTTGGCCAGCAAGTTCCGGGAGTCGCGCAGGTTCAGCATCAGCGGGCTTTGGCGGACCTGGCCAAAACGATCTTTTGCGACCTGGCCATGCCGCTTGACGAGGGCTTCGGCGACGCGCACCTGGTCCAAACAACGCATCGCTTGCTCCAAGAGAATAAGTCCTGCGTTGTCAACTATTTCGTAGTCATTCTGCAGTTTGCGCCAGGCTATTCGCGCCTCGGAACTCAAGCCTGGCGGGCACTTGGGCTTGGAATTTTTCATAAAGTTTCACCACTCCGCGATCGCGTGCTTGGCCACTGTTGGTCACCGCGACCGATCGCCAGATAATCGATCCGCCCTCCCCCTTGCCGCCTGGCGTGGCTCATCCGCGGGACTGCCGGACCGCCCGGCCTCCACTTCAATGCTGATGATGTTCTCTGCCACGTGCTCCAGGTCCCGAATGAACCCGACCAGGCTGCGCAGCGTGAAACTGTATTCGTTTCGGTGGACCTGCGAGTGATCCTGCTTCCCCGCCGCGGTCGCAAAGGTCCAGTTGACCGTCGTCACCTTGTAGCGGCGCCGCAATCCTGCCTTGTAAGCGGCTTCGGCTTCGGCCAGTGCGCAGTGACTGTATTTCCGCAGCGCTTTCATCGTTCCAGTCCTTTCATCGGTTCGGGCGCGTTTCGGGTAGCGGCGGCGTCGACCACAATGCCTGACGGCTGCGCCTGGCTGGCCGGTGTGGCGTCGCGGGCCCCTGCCTGCCGTGGTAGGACGTCCGGCGCGTCTACGACGCGGCTGTCGGTGGCGTGCTCTGCCGCGGCAATGACTCTGGCCGCGGCTTCCTTTTTGGCCTCTGGAGATAGTTTCACTTTCGCGTCTGGACCTTTGGAAGTCTTTTGTTTTGATGGACTGCGCCTATTGCCAGCCTTGGCATTAGGCGCAAACCAGGAGGACAC